CATCATCAGGGGGTGTCCCATCATCAGGGGGTGTCCCATCATCAGGGGGTGTCCCATCATCAGGGGGTGGTTCTCCGTTTAAAGGATCGTCAGGAAAATCGTCTTCACTGTCGGGTATACCGTCACCATCAGAGTCTAAAGGTTCACCCGGAGGTAACTCTTCACCCGGAGGTAACTCTTCACCCGGAGGGTTGCTATTGACAGGTGCCTCTACAGGTAACCCGTTTTCATCTACAAACCCTCCGGTGCGTGGGTCTATGTAGTTACCCGCTGCATCTACGTCTTGCCCATAGGCAGATTGAGCAGGGTCATTGGGGTAAAAATCGCTAGCATCAGGCACACCATCCCCATCAGCATCTAGTATGGGAGGTTCATCCTTTCCCTCTTCAGGGAGTTCTTCTGTTATCGGTAGCCCTGTAAGCGGATCAATTGGATTTCCTGAACCGTCAGTAGCAATTTGATTACCGTCTCCATCAAAGTCATACAACGGAGTTTGTTTATCTGGCGGCCTACCAGCATTATTTTTATTCCATTCTAGAAGTCCATCGTAAGATATTACCGCGCCAATTACGCTTTTTGTGTCATCAAATATTTCGACTATATCCCCTTTTAACCTTCCAAGTATTTGCCTACCGTTATCAGTTACTGATGAAATTATGCCTGTAGCAGCTTCAATAAATAGTTGTACAGGATTTCCCGGCCCTATGTATTTACCATCTTCCCAAAGCCCAATCCTAAGAGATTCCCCTTGTATAGGAAGTGGTACAGGTATAAGTATCTCAAGCCAAGTATCCCACGCTCCCGGCGAACCCGTTGCGGTTAAAGTTATTCCCGGTATTTGCGGAGCTATTGCCGCTCCTTTGTTATCTACTCCTAAAATTCCTGCTAGTATCTCGTCCCACGTTTTAGACGCTCCTTTGGGAGTAGCTGTAGTTTGTCCTTCGGGAACCCATGTACCATCGCTTGTTCCAAATATAGCGTCTTTAACCGTACTACCTATCTTACTTAATTGGTATTTGATGTTTAGGTCAATTTCGTTTTTTGCCCATTTGTTAAAGTCTTTTTCTGATAGGGGTTCTCCTGCCACACCAATGGTAGTGTTGGCAGTGTTTAATAACTCTTGAGCGTCTTGTTGAGACAGGTCAATACCCGTACGTTTCTTATAGATATCTTGTACGTCTTTTGAATTTGTACCAAGGCTATCAAACTTCTCAATTCCTTTGTCTGATTTTACATTTCCTAACAGCCCTTTATATTCTTCTTCAACTTCTGCGTCACTAAGGTCACTAAGATCAACACCTTCATTGTTAGCGATCTGTCTAAGCTCCTTTACCGTTGTAGCCCCCCGATTTAACTCAAGGTTGACAAAATCTTCTCCACCTGTGGGGTAGCTATTTTCATTAGTGTCTTCCCCGCGATTGGTCTGCCCTACATATTTTCTCCTATCTGCATCTGATAGTTTGTAACCGTGTATTTTAGCGTAGTCTTCAAGCTCTTCCTCAGTTACTACTAGATTATCAAGGTCAGCGAGTAGGCCGGTGTCTTTATCATAGTCAATCTGCTCTTGAGTCCTAGTAATAATAGATTGATTTGTTTCCTCGTCCCAATCAGCATTATTAAGATTACCAACAAGTTCAGCGCGATCTGCATCGGTAAGCTCATAACCCGCCGCCGCTGCTAACGCTTCAAGTTCTTCCTCGTTACGGTGTCTATCATCTATATAATCTAGAATTTCTTGTTCTGATTTACCGTCAAAGTTTGCATTCTCTATGGGCAGTCTTTCATTAATGTCTTCTTGCCGTCTTTTTTGTGCCTCATCAATAACGCCGTCTCGATAGTCTTCATACTGTTTTTGAAGTTGGTACTGTCTTTGAGGATCAAGTGGGGCTTCCGCATCAGGTACACCATCGCCATTAGTGTCTACCGTAAGTTCTCCAGAGGAGTAAGGGTCACTGGTAACAAGTTCGTATGTACGACCTAAGTTGTTTGTTTTACTATTCTGATTGTCATCAACATGTGACCCCCAATCCGCATTTACTGGGGCGCGTTCTCTTTCTACCTCCTGTTCATACGTCCGCTGTGGTTCGACTATACCTTCACTAATATCGTATTTTTGACCTCGTAAAAGCTGGGCTACTTGGGAATTAGTTAGGGGTTTTGCCGCTTCGTCTGCGGCTTGTTGATCTTCCGCTGCTTTGTCTGCGGCTGCTGATTCATATGTTGCTAACTCTTCGGCAGATATAACTCCACTACCGTCAGCGTCATAACCTCCATCCCAAGCCTCGCGTCTTACACCTACACCATAATTGTCATTAACTGCGGCCCACCCTGCAAAATCAGCTTCGGCTATGACCCCACCGTCTTGAACAGGTACGCCTTCACCTTCAAGGTATTCAACACCTTTTTGACTGAGGTTTATGCCGCCATGACCTTTACCAAACCTACCATCAGAAGGTCGCCAAGTTAGTAGCTCTGCATCCGAAATAGTGCCATCACCATCTTTATCAGCGAGTTTATCTTGGTAATCAGGGGTATCTCCTAGAGCTTCAGCTTTAAGCTCCTCTCTGTATTTCTCTATAACTACTGAGCGTGTTTTCTCTTTAGGGATGTTATTAAAAGTTTCATAGATTTTCTCAAACTTATCAAAAGGTAACTCTGCGGCATCCCCAAAAATACCATCGAGCATAGCGGCTGTAGCAGGGAAAGCACTTCTCGCAGCCATCATACGGTCGGCAAGAGTGAGGGAACGTACAGTGCCATCGGAGCCTGTAATTGAATCAGCTATAGTGCCGCCCAATGGATTTACTACTACCGATGTACCTCGCGCATAGTCATTTGACAACTGGGTTATATGCATATTGTACAGCCCTACGTCATTATCACGTAAGGTCTGCTCAAACTGTTCTTTAGTTTCACTATACCGTTGTTTAGATAATGCGCTTGCTTTAGCCATGACGTTATCGTGGAAGGTTTCGTCATATACAGTGGACGGGAATTGGTTAGCCGCTAAATCGCCAAACTTTAACCACTCCCCTTGATCATCTATTGTTCTTCTGTTCCAAGAAGGTTGCCCAAACGCATCTCTCATTGTAAGAGGGTTATCAAAAGTTGAATCCGCATAGTCCTTTGGAGGCGCACCCATACTGCTAGCAAAACTAGCCTGTGCCGCTTGCTGTGCCGACTGCATTGAAGCTACAACAGGGTCAGGCTGACTCCTTGTGTATTCAACAGGGTCAGGTTTTGATCGGGTTTCTGCGGGTGCGCTGTTCCCCAAAGCAGCGGCTACTTCTTGAATCCTCTTTGCATACTCATCTTCAAACCCCGGAGTCGCTCCTTTTTTGAGCATCCAATCTTGCCACTCTTGTTCGGTTATAACGCCATCGTTATCAGGGTCTCCCCCTCCCCCACTGATTGTATTGTAATTACTTTCTGAAAAAGGTTTACCATCGTAACGCCTACCGTACTCTGACATTACGTAATCTCCAAGATACTAGCGACTACATGCAGTCGATTGGCTGTAGCTGCGGTTACTTTCAAGATTTCCCCTGTTTCTATAACAAGTGGGGCAGTAAGTAGCTCCACGGTAGCGTTAGCACCAACGGCTTTTGTTTTGAACAGACTAAACACTGCCGTACCATTTGTTATTGTTACCGTTAACGTATCAGCGTTACCCGAGTCTTCTGAAACCAATATAGACTTAACTATAGCTGTCGTTAGAGCCGCGCAGGTATACAGCGTGGTAACGCCTGTACCCGTTAAATCTACTTTTGCATTGGTGTAGGTATTAGACATTAACTCAAAAACCACGCTACAGATTCACTTTGATCTGTTGACCGAGAGCTACGAAGTGCCTGATCTAACTGATTAAAGTATATCCGAAACACATTATTCGTCTCGTCAAAGTGCCGTTGGCTATACGTAGTAGGGGGTATAGGTAATGCGGGTGCTCTGAACGCTATGTCATAATCTGTACTATCTACCGCCATTACCTTCTCCCGTCAGGTCGCATATCTAACCGAGGAGAGCCTAATTGCCAAGCTACTCCCGCAGCCGTAGACTCGATCTTCATAACCATCTGTCGCCCACGTACCCTAGTGTTGAGTTGACCTGTAAACTTCTCTATAGGAAGTACCGCAGATCGAGTAATTGTACCAGCATTTGTACCGCCTACTGAAGCTGGCGAGTTGTATCCAGACCCAGAATTCTGCATAGGTAGTAGCGTCATAGTAGCTGTAGGACTATCTATAGTAGACCCGTCAAAGGTGATATCAGGAAGTACCCGCCATATAAAGTTAAACTGATGTCCGTCATCTAGGTCAAACTCCGCAGTCTCTGCATAAGCGTGGATAGCTGTGTCTTCTCCTAACTCGTTATTGTTAACTCCGTCTTCATGGTTAACCAAGTTATTCTCGTAAGTAGCAGCTAACGGGAAGTCTCGTAACCCCGAATCTATCCATGCGGTACGCCCCATAGTACCGTAGTACCAAATGCTATCTAAGTAGTTGTACACCACATAGCGGTCGATTACAGTCGCATCAGAAGAACAATAGAACCACCATATCTCATGGTAAGACTCTAGAGTTCCAGCAAGTATCTGGTCATATTGTGCAGGGTTAAGGTCATTAAAGATGAACTTACGTAGGTTACACGTTAACGGCTTAGTCGCACCGTCATACACATAGAACTTATCTTGACCCATCCAATAGGCTGCTCCATTCGCATAAGCTACCGCGTTAGGAGATATAATAGAGGTGTTCTCTCCCACAAGCTGTGCGCCCCATACAATGGGTGCTCCTACGTACTGTAACGAATACAGTGCAGCATCTGACCACACCAACACTTCCTGCCTTGCTTGATGGGCAGCTACGATCTCAGAACCATTAGAAAGTACTAAGCTACCTGCTTGATTAGTCGCTGCTGGAGTCCATTGAGTAGCATCTTCTTGATCTGACCAACGAACAAGCATTGGGTTTTTCACAGATGATCCTAACGGGTTACACCCAAAAGCAAATACAAAACGGCTTATATCCGATACAAGCATGGCGTTCTGCACTAAAGGTACGTTAGTGCCAGCCAATGCTACACCTCTAGCGCCAACTCCTCCTGACGCATCCCATAGGTATATTGGCCCTCCTCTTGGGCCAAATATAAGGTCTTCCCCAAAGTTATTTTGAGACCACAGCCGAATAAGTTGATCTGTGTTTGCACCAGTACTCCATGCGCCAGCACTCCATGCAGCAGCACCCCAGCCTGTTACAGGTACTACAAAACTTTCCCCAGTATTGATCTGGTACGCTGCGGTAACAGTACCCCCGCCCGTCTGAGCAGAAGTGGCATTAGTAGCTATCGCTATAGTATAGCTAGTAGTTGTTCTTAAGGTTATCTGAAATTCACCTACGATGGTTACTCCACCTACGGCACTACCACCGGAAAAGGTTACAAAGTCCCCAGAAACAAACCCCCCATTAGAGTCTACAACCGTAACGACCCGTGGGTTGCTAGTCGTAGTAGTAAAGGGGTTGGTAAGGGTAACTGTAGCTCTAATAGGCGTAATGTCGTTATAGACTCCCCCACTCTCAATGTAGAACTTAAGGTGAGTGCCTACCCCAGTGAGACTTAAACTCCCAAGAGTTACCCAGTTCCACAAAGAGCGGCAAACACCTAAGAAAGTAGTACTAGATATACGGTTCCACCCGCCTATCTTTTCAGGAGTACCTTGCCTAAACCGGATTTTATCGCACTCATACCAGCCACCTTCACTAGTGTAGCGGGTATTTTCCCGGTTAACTCCCGGCTTTAATGCTAGTTTTTGTAATGGCATAAAAACCCTATTAGCGTTGCTGGTACTCTCCAGAGCGAATCATCTGGCAGATTTCCACTGATCTATCACCTACTTGTGCAGCCCAACGGCTATCGTAAAACTCGTCAGCGGCTGCATCATAAGCACCTGTTTCCATATGTGTTAAGGCTTTAACAAAAGCGCGTAACTTAGTTTGCCCTACGTTAAACGACAAATCTATCAATGCTTCTTTACGTACTGTATCTAAGGCACCAAACCAACTGTATTCTTTCTCTAGCTCATCCTTGCACCGAGAAATATCACCTTTTAGTAGGTATTCTATCTCGTCTTCAGATAGTCCTAGGCCAACATCTGCTTCTAGGCAACGGCCTACCCCGACTGTAACGTAACCAAGGTGGTCTTTATAGGCGTGGGTTTTAACCCCCTCATGCCGTTTTAGCATGTCTACAAGTCTTTTCATTTAAACCACACCGCAAAGATAAGCCCCATCATAGAAGATATAATTAAAGGGTAGATACCCCATATCATGTTCTCCAGCTTATCAAACCTCTTGCTACCTGCCTCTAACCGCCTTTCAATGGCTGTGTACCGTAAAGAGCATTCTGCTTCGTGGATGTCTATCTTACTCAAGGCTTTTAGGGCTACTTCTTCGGACATTACTAACTTCCTTAATCTTGAAACTCGCTGTCTTCAGGCACCCAACTGGGTACGCAATATGCTTCTACTGGGCTACCATACCGTAATATGTCTTTAGGTGACCGCAGTCCGTACTGAAATATCCTAGCGTATGTCCAGCAGCGGTATGCGTCCCTGAAAACCATCGGCTGTTCTTCACCAAAGTTGGCTTGCCCCACGCTTACTATTAATAGGAAGGCTAAAACCA